ATTGCGTCTATTCTTGGCGCAGCGGTCACTGCTTTGGCGGTGTTCCTGAAGAAGAACCTGACCGCAAGAGCCATCCTTAAGTATGGCCCGTTGGTGCAAAAAGCCTACGACATCATCGACCCAGTTCTCGATAAGAACCTGGGTAATTGGAACGGCTCGAAAGTTGATAAAGCTTTTGAGTTAGCCATCGAATCTGTCTCCGATGGTGAGCTTTCCAGTGACGAAATCAAGAAGCTGGCTGTGCATATGGCACAAGCATGGCTCCCTGGTGCAGCTGCTGAGAAAGTGCGTCTCCTGGAGCAAAGTGGCATGCCTGCTGAACAACGCAAGGCTGCTGAAGAGATCACCGCAAAGGTCAACACTGCCTCCTGATAATGGTTTCTTTTAACCGAAGAACAAATACATCCGACGAAAAATTTCTGTCCGGAGACAAGGTCCATAAGGGGACTTTGGGGCCGAACAGAGAGAGGGACGGATTTGATGCTTTCCAAGCCAAACTCCGTAGTGAGAATCCTCGCTACGAAGATTTTTACAGTGGCAGCCGCACATTCAATGATGTTGCGAATATGTCGCAGATGAAGATCGACCAGGCTGCATCAAGCTCAGAGCCTACGTTTTCAAACGAGGGTGACAATAGTTTTGCCCGTGATTTTTTGACGAAATATAGTCAGGGTGTTCAACGGGGATTTGTAGCCGAAGAAGATGCCGTGGGTCCGGATAGGTTAGCTAGAATAGCTTCACAACCTGCAACAGCTGCTTCGAATGAAAGCAGCCCGGAGACTGCTGGTAAGTTCCCCGGTGCTAGCGGAGTTAATGTTTGATGAAAGAATTAATTAGACCAGCTGGGGAAGTTCTCCTTAAATTTTTAGAATCTGAACAAGGCCGCAAAGCTTTAGGCAAAGGGGCTGAAGTAGGGATGGCGGCTGCACGGAAAGGCGGACAAGCTTTAGGCGCTCTGGGTAAGGGCGCTCGTGATGTTGCATCAGAGGCTGTTTATTCGGGTGTTCCAAAGTTTGCAGAGGCCTTTGCTCAGAACAAAGGACCTATCGGAAACCTGGCTTATAAAGCAGGTAATTTGACGGACGCTCAGCTTGAAGGCGCGGCATCTTTGGCAGGACAAATCGCTAAGCCTGTTGCTCAGGGGGTCGCCCTCCTTGGAACGGGCGCTCTTGTCGGTGGTGCTCTGACAAAACCAGAAACTGCCTACTCCGCAGCTATGGATACGATCGCTGCTCGTGAGGCTTCGGCCTACGGAATCATCGATGCCAAGCTCCAGGCTGATGCAGCCCGTCAACTCGGTAACCAGGAACTTGCCGCACAGAAGTTCCAACAATCGCTCTTCTTACAGGAGCAGCGCCAGCAACACGACATGATGATTGCCCAGGCGCGTGCAGAGGCCCGTACTCCGCGCAATCAGCCAATGTCCGGCGCTGGTCTTTTCGACCCGATGGCGATGGGACAACAGATCTTCGGTTCAATCCCTCAGTACTGATTTATTATGTCCGAATTCGCTCCTAAATTTGCATTCAGCGGTAAAATCCCCTTCGATCAAGATTTAAAAGTTGGTGGATTTACTCCCTCCGAAATTTATAGCGGTAAAGCAGGCAAGATTGATTACGACCCATTTTCCAGTGGAGCGTCCAAATCTGATTTTTTTGGTTCAAGTGCCACAAAAGCTGGCGTAAATTTTTTAGACAATTATCTGAAAAACCTCGATAAGCAAAGAAGAACAGACCCCAGAACAGGAGAAGAAAAAGAGAAATCCCCTCTTGCAATGGCTGCCAGTAGCTCGCAGCTTGCGTCTGGTCTTTCCGAACAACGTGATCCTTTTTACATGATGAAAACGGGCGGTAAGTTTATTCCTGGTTCGAAAGGAATTGGAGAACGTCTTGCAGGCGCTGCAGTCGGCTTTGCTAAAGGCGCAGCTACAGGCCAACCGCACATGGCAGGTATTGGTGCTGTCGGTGGATTTTTGGGCTGATCCAAAAGTTACCTAATTTAAACTAATTAACATAAGAAGAAGTATTTAGAACATGGCTGCTCCCTTAGCAATCGCACCCTTACTCGCTGGAGCCGGTAAATTCGCATTAGGCAAGCTTCCCCTAATTATGGGAGCGGGAGCCGCTTTACCCTCACTCCGTCAAGGGCGCCCGATAGATGCACTCCTGCAAGGGGGCCTCGGTTACCTTGGCGGCGCTGCCCTTGGGGGACCTGCGGGTCGCCTTGTTCCTCGAATGGCCGGAGGTTTACAGACAGCAGTTCAAAAAATGGCTCCAGGAATGGCTACAAAATTAGGCGCTGATCTCCTGCCTGCAGCAGCTGGAGTTAGTGCACTTGGTTTAGGAGCTGGCGCTTTAGCCCTGGGTGGCGCAATGAATCCAGCATCTTCCGGGGTTGTGCAAGGCGCACAACGTGGTTTAGGTGGTGCAGGCCAGATTGGCGCTGGTTTGATCGGCTACACCGCTGACGGCAGGCCTGTTTATGGTGGCGCCGCATTACCTCCCGGCATGGGTCAGTACGGGCCGACTTCACCCTATGGCAGCCCGCTGGATGTGCTTGGACCCGCTGGCATGGGCCAACGTCTCGAAACCTTGAAGACTGCACAGACTCAGCGTGACGTCCTCCGCACCTTACTGCCTGAAATCGAAGCTGCTGCTGAAGCCCGTTCCAAGAAAGAGTTCGAGCGTCAGATGGCTGGGAAGGGTATTCGCACTAACATTGATACTCGTGCAGCAATGCAAAAAGCTGCACAAGATGCTGGACTCCGTGCTGGACTCGGTGCCCTCGAACAAGCCGGTGGTGCTCTGACCAGCCAATACCAATATTCGTGATATGAGCCAACTAAGTGATTTAACCGCAAGGTTTCTCGACCTACAAAGGGGTAACATCCAGCGGTATGACCAGCTCCTGGGTACTGAGTTTATGCCAAAAGGGTACGTATCCACTGTTGGTCAGCAAACAGGCCCTCAAGGGTTTGGTGAAAACCTTGCAAATTTCTTTGGTCTTTATAAAGACACTCGAACCAAAGATCTTGTCGAGCAAGCGGAGAAGAATCGTTCGCTGCTTAACCAGGCGCAAGAAGCCATGACATTGGCTACGCAAGCTAAAATCGACGCGGAAGCAGACCTTCAGACACAAGAAAATAGGCAGCAGGACGCGCTTGATCTGGACACTACGGTTGACCGCCAAATTGACATGCTCAATCGGACGGGCGATATCTACAGTAGGTTACAACGAGAGGCCGGGGATATTTCTACAGAGCAGTCCATCAAACAGATGCAGGCGCTCTACCCGTATCTCGATGCTGCCGGTCAGAAAGCGGTTGAGCGTAATTTAGACGCAAGCATGCGCTTCAAGGCTTTTAAGGAGCAGCTCCCCTCCAGCATCCAAGCGATCATGGAGTCCAAGCAGCGTCAGCAGCAACTTGCCTCCGATGCATTTGCAAGGGAAGCAGGGGCTATCGCCACTCAACAGCAAGCTGCAACTGGATTCGCTGGACTTGGTACCGGACGCCGGTTTGGTTGATTTAAACTTATAACACTGGAAGAGTAATCATGGGGTCGAAACCGAAGCCGCCACCGCCGCCGACTATTGTTTATGCACCGGCACCCCCTCCGCCGGTTGTGACTCAAACGCCTACACAGGCTGTGGCGACCCAGACTGCTCTGAATGAAGTCAGCGGTAAACAGACCCGACTGAACATGGAGCTTGGTGCTCAATTAGATCGGACTAACGCTGAATTCTTCGCTGGCCAGGACATTCGACGTGGTGCAGCTGCTTCCGCAGAGGATCGTCTTACACGGCAAACACAAGCTCAACTTGAGACTGGTCTCGAGCGTGTCAGAGGTCAAGAAGAAAGAGCACAGACCGTCGAGGCTGGCACTCAGTATCGCGAAGGCATTAAGACTGCTGGAACCGAGACGCGGGCAACAAGACGAGTCGAGGGTGATGAAACCCGTCAGACAAGGCGAGTCGAGGGTGCTGAAACCCGTCAGACAAGGCGAGTCGAGGGTCAAGAAGTTCGACAGACTGACTTGCAACGAGAGATGTTCAGGCGCTATAAAGAGAACAGGGATTTCGAACAGGCTCAGCGCCAATATCGAGCATGATTGATTGGATTCACTCTCTTACCGAAAAAGACCGTGAATCCTTTCTAGCTTTTTGCAAACGAGCAGGAACTCCCATCCAGATCTACCTATACGCCCGTTTCTTAGGCTTCACTGGATCAATCGTTGAGTGTGACGAGTGGTCTAAGCAGGAGTATAAGAAGCGGGATTTTTCTGGCGTTCTGGAGATGGAGATTGACGCCATGACGATGGACATCTCCAAGTTGCGAGATGCGATCGATATGGGAATGGTGAAACAGGACATGGGCGCCTCGCGCATTGCGATGATGCAGAAGGAACTGCGGGGCACTATCAAGCAGTTGAATGACGAGAAAATCCTTCTTGATAAGCAAGGTTTGATCCTCGCTGGTGCAGATCGTGCGATCAGAGAGATGTTGACAATCTTCCGCGATGATCCAATCGAAGGTCCACTTCAAGAGGCATCAATGGGTGTCTGGACAAAGATCTTCCAGGAAGAATCCTAAGAAAATGATTTATGGCGCTATGCTTTGAGCATGGCAGGAACAAGTATTCATAGCGTATATCGAAGAACTGCACGTGCTGCAGCACAACAACGTATTGTTAAAAAGACATCAAATATTGATATAGAACGAGCAAGAACAGATTTTGCATATTTCTGTGATGTTGTAGGTGATAAACCACCTGCGGAGCACCATAAAGAATGGCATAAATATCTTTGTACGGGAGAGGACAGCGAATGCCTCATTGGCATCGGTGGACCCAACATCGATATCCTCGCCCCACGTGGTAGCGCTAAATCCACAATCCTCGGCCTCTACACAGCGTGGGCAGTCGGTGTACATGCACTGGCGCGAAAACCCTTGAAAATCCTCTACATCTCCTACACGGTGGATGTGGCCAGACCCAAGAGCGCAGCGATCAAGAGGATCATCGAGGAGAGTAAGGCTTATAAGGAGATCTTCCCCACAGTAAAGATCGCCAAAGGCATCAACTCAAACGAGTACTGGAGTATTGATTGGAAGTTCGCCGGAATCCGGACAGCAGGTGAAGAAGAGTTCACGGTCTGTTGTGCAGGTCTCAAAGGTGCCGTGACCTCCAAGCGTTCACATCTTTGCATCATCGATGACGCGATCAAGAGTGCGGACGATATCAAGAACAGGGATATCCGCCAGGCCATGGAGGACAACTGGAATTCAGTCATCGTGCCAACCATGTTTGAGGGTGGACGTGCGATCTGTCTAGGAACCCGCTTCCGTCATGACGACATCCACAACTCCACGTTCATTCCGGCCAACGACTGGGTGCAGATCGTTCAGTCTGCAATCTCCGTCGATGGTAACGGGGATGAACAGTCCTATTGGCCTGAGATGTGGTCTCTCGATTATCTGCGTGATCGACGTCGTCAAGCCCCCGTCGCCTTCAGCTTCCAGTACCAAAACCAAGTCGTACAAACGAGCGAGCTTTCGCTCTCCCCTGATCTAATCGTCAAAGGACCAATTTCTAAAGAGTTCGACTGCATAGGAGTCGGCGTTGACCTTTCCGCCGGGGTTCGTGAACGTAACGACTACACGGTCTTCGTGATGGGTGGGCGAGTGGGAGGGAAGATTCATATTATTGATTGCAAGCGATTGAGGATCATGGGGAACCTCGAAAAACTTGATGCAATCATGGAAATGATGGAGGAATGGGGGATTGTCCATAAAGAACGAGATCAGTATTTCCCGACAGGCAATACAGTTGAAATCTGGTCAGAAGCTGTGGCATACCAGGCTTCTTTAGAGGCTGACTTCAAAAGAATCTGCCAAGGAGAGCATGGTCTTTACAATCTGAACTGGCACCCGGTCAAAGGATTCAGGGGCGACAAAGTTGCACGTTTCCGGGGAATCATGGGTCTTTTCGAGCAACGGAAAATAATTTTCAATAAGTATCGCAAGTTCCAGGCACTCACAGATGAGATCGTGAATTTTGGCGTCAGCTCACACGATGACTGCGTCGACGCTCTTGTCTGGCTTTGCAATGGACTAATGACACGAGGAAAACTAGAGTTAGAGTATTGACGATTTAAACTATAGATATTCCACGCGATGTCTCCCAGCTACTTTGAAGTAGAACTTGAGCAGGATGCTTACGGTTCTGCCATCTTGCCTTTACCAGATGAACTTTGCCACGACATGGCTCTACAACCAAACGAACGTTTTGATGTGGAAGTCGAAGACGGCACGATTATTTTCAAAAGGCTGGAAGCTGGGTACGATATTGATCAGTAGACCTTTTAAACAGAATGGGCGATAGTGCAAAATCACAGCTTGACTCTATCCTCAAGTCGGTAATTACACGCGACAGTACAGGGCCAGCGGACACCATGCTGGTGAATGCCCATCTGTCGCAGATGAAGATGTTTGGGATCCGCCAAGGGGTGGAGTTTTATCCCATGCAGGACAACTTTGGAACCCAGCGTTATGACTTCATCCAACAGGTAATTAAGTTCAATCAGCTTGATGCACGTTTAGATTCGATTTGGGATAGATTTCTTGCTTACGGAAAAGGTCTTTTTTATATCCGACCTACACAGAAAACCTATCGAATTTACTGGTTTGACAGGGATTCATATCGCACTTACTACTCTCCCGAGGGGGACTTAGAAGAAGTAATCATCATCTATCCCTACAAAGTCAAATCCTCACGGGGCTTTGGGGGCGTAGGCCTTAAAACCGATAAGCGCTATATGCGTCTCCGCATTACAGCAGAGACTATTGAGGAACACCATAGCGAGCAGGAGATTACATTCGACAATCCTGAGATGAGCTTTGCCTTCAGTGAAAAGAAGGTGCTTAAAAACACCATGGAATTTATCCCATGTGTCGAAGTTTTTAACAATCCTGATGCATTCGGTACCGATGGTGCAGGTGAGTTTGATTTACTAGCAAATCAGATTATTGCTCACGACGAGATGGTCAAGAACATCAGGGCAAACCTGTCGTTCTTTGGAAATCCCACATTACTGTCGTCGCGGCCAAAACAAGACATTGTGGAGGCAGACGGTGGTGACACACCCCAACGGCCTAGCATCTCCAGTCAATCTGGATTCGAATCAGAGTTTTTCTTATCTAGTTCTACTTTCAAGCAAGATAATGTAACCCGTAACTCGCCCGGGTACATCGGCAAGCCTGGCACTGGCATGCGTGTTCCACGAGTGATTGCAAACTTGGAGCCAACTGACCGGGTTGGTTTCATCACGCCAAATGCAGTTAGCACTGATCAGGCGAGGTTTGCCGAACAGTTACGGAATGAAATCCGGTTAGCTTTGGGTGGTATTGATGACCTCAGCATTACCAATGTAACTGCCACAGAAATTAAATCGGCTTATGGTCGTGTAAGCGCAACCTCTCAGAAAAAATGCTTACAGCTTTATACCTACGGAATTAATAAATGCTTTGAGCTAATCATCTTTCAGGAAGAACAGATCTTCCGTAAGTCACTGGCCTACGAAAGCGGTATCAAATACCCAGAGCTGCCTGAAGATCCTGACGATAAAGCACTTGAGAAATATGATCGTGCAAAGGCTAGATACGAGAAAAAGCTACAAGCTGCAATTGACAAAGCAATTGAAGAGCAAGACATCCCAGATGGTGTTCTTGGTCTTGCCCCGGATGGTGATAGAACTGTCCTATGGCGTTGGTTGGGTCCTGTGTATGAAGATACAACACAGGATAAACTCAACCAGTCTATTTTCACCAGAAACTTGCAAGAGTTAGGTGTTGATAGCATTGAAGCACTGAAGTATCTATTCCCTTCTAAAACGGATGACGAAATCGCGGGCATGCTCTCCGGTTTCCCATTCCGTGTGGTAGGGGAAGTACAGAGGGCTTACTCCGCGTTCATTGATCTAATCAATCAAGAAATGCGGACACCACATCCGCAACAGCCAAATCTCCCAATGGCGGCGGATCCGAGACTTGATCTCACCCCCTTCCTTTATCGCACACTCGAAAGCCTACAAAAAGAGGTAACTTATGCAGGCCGATACCGCAATGCCGACCCA